GGATCGGCTCGCCTGCCTGTTTCAACATGGCTTATTGCCTGCTGCGTGAGACTCGCCCGCTTGGCGAGCTGGCCTTGTGTCCATCCTTTGAGTTTTCGCAATTTTACCACCCTACTACCTATTGTCTCGTTCATCATCCTTCCTGGGTCAGTCTACAAGATGGGCGTTAAACCGATATAGCCATGATCGGCGAATCTCACTGCTCGGCATAACTGCATACCGCAGTAGCCGGGTTTGCGGAATTACTACATATCGTTGTATCTTGGGGGCGTGGACAAGTTAATTGAATATTTCCTGAATCGGGATCCCCGAATGTCCCAGGCCGAAATCGGCCGGGCGGTCGGGGTGTCTCAACAACGGGTGCAGGCGGTCTTGCGTAAGGGCGGCCCCTGCCCGGCGGCCTGGGTGATCCCCCTATGTCGGGAAACCGGATGGGCCATTCGCCCGTTCGACGTGCGCCCCGACTTGTATCCAGACCCGGACTGGATACCGAGACGGGCGTCGGGTGGTGCCTCGGTAGCCGCATAACGATCGTCCGAGCGGCCAACAGATCAACCCTTCGTGTCTGTCGTGTTTCCAATCGCGACCTCGCCCGGACCGTTCGCGTTTCGGGCTTTTTTTTGGGTGAACCCATGCAGCGAGAAAAGCGACTCGGGCAAATCACCGTCCACTTGACCCCGGAGGAAGAACGCGCCTTCCGCGCACTCGCCGAGGCCGAGGGTCGGACGGCGTCGGACATGGGCCGGTCGTTGTGCATGGGATACCTCGAAGAGCGGCGGGACTATTTCGAAGCATTGCGCGATGTCTTTGATGATTCAACAGAACGGACAGAACGCGAAAAACGCGACTGGCGGCCCATTCGATACACGAAAGAGTAATCGGATGTCGATGAATAACGACGCCAATGGCTGCACCAATCACTCCTGTTTGCACCACCGGGCGCGGGCACCCCAAGGCGGGGCGTCCGGGTGGGTGTCGTGGTGTGACATGAAGACGGAACGCGGGTGGTACATGTCACCACCCACCGGATCGGCTCCCCTTGGTGGGCGCCGGTGATTTGAAACGATAGCGGACTGCAAATATGCAAACTCAACATGTCGCCGGGAGTGGGCCGGCCCGACCGAACGGGCGATCGCCCACGGTCGACCTGATTCAACGTCTACCGGGCTTACCCCCGATCGAGGTGTCGGACGACGAGTTCCTCGCGTCAGTATTTCGTGACCTCGCCCCGTTCGCCCATGTGACCGGGTTCGCGGACGACCCGGGTCGAATACCGGTCGATCGCCGGGGGTTGTGCTGGGGAGGGACCCATTACAACCGAGCAAATGGACAACTGTCCGCCGAGGGGTGGAATCGGTATTTTTGCATTTCGCAGTTTTGGGTTGAACTCGCCGACCCCAGGCCCCGGCGCCGCAAGGCCCAGTTCCGGCAAACCCACTGCATCGTAGCGGACGACGTCGGCGAGAAGGTGCCTATTGACCGGGTCGCCACCCTTCCCCTGCCATCCTGGGTCCTCGAGACCTCGCGGGGGAACTACCAGTGGGGGTGGATCCTCGAGGCTCCCGCAACGGACCGGGCCCGGGTCGACAACCTGCTTGACGGTCTGGTCAACCTGGGCTTGGCGCCGGACGGCAAGGACCCGGGAATGCGTGGGGTAACCCGGTACGTCCGGCTACCGGGGGGATGGAACACCAAGGCGAAATGCGGCCCGGGCGGGTTCCGGTGCCAAATGCGTTACTGGGCACCCTGGACCACGACGACCCTCGAGGCCCTCGCCTCGCCGTTCGGGGTGAATCTGGACGCATCCCGGTCGGACGGGGCGGACCGGACCGTCGCCGAGTTTGCCGACCACCCGATTTTCGATTCGGTGCGGGTCCTAAAGGATATTCGTCCCGGGGAGTATTACATCGAATGCCCCTGGGTCGATGAACACACGGACCGGGACAACTCGGGGACATGGCTGAAGACGTTCGACACCGGAATGGTTGGATTCGAATGTCACCACGGACACTGTCAGAACCGGGACACGCCCGATTTCCTGGACAAGCTCGGGGCAAAGGGGAAAGTCGACGCGTGGAGGTTGTTTCGGGGGCTGAAGGACCTCGAGTCCCCCTTATCAGGAACCGCCCAGGGAACCGGCGAATGGGCGACAGAAGAAAACACCCCGGACCCAAAGGGGGCGGGCCGGGGTGTCGAGAGCGCATCCGAGGATGATTACCCGGCGGCGGGCTTGTGGGGTGGGGCACCGACGGGTCAAGGTGAGAATAACCGAACCGATGCCACGGGTGCCAATCCCGCCGGTTTGTCGACTATCCCGTCGTTTCTCGACCCCCCGCCGGCCCCCCCGCCGGCCCCCCCGCCGGGCGCCCCGATCGGTCCTGTGACGACGGCGGGCAACGGGGCGGTCCAAGGTCCGGGCAATCTCGGGCCCGGCGGCAGCGGCCCAGGGGAGGCCGACGGCGGGTCAATCGACAGTGTTCGCCGGTTGATCTCGTCAATCCGACATGGGGACGTCGACGCCATCGCCCGGATTATCGACGCCATCGCCGAGGCCGGGTTCAACCCGGTCCAGGTCGAAACCCTGCTGAAGGACGTCCGGGGGCATGCTGGGGTCACCATGCAAGCCCTGCAACGGCAGTACAAGGACCGTAAGCGCGTTGTTGTTGAACGCCTGAAGCGCGAAACGGCCGCCCGGCGAGCGCAAGAATTGATGAGCGGCGGCGGCGGCCCGGCGGTGCCGATCTATCAGGCCGCCCCCGGCGATATCGCTTACCCGTTCCCCGAGGGTGATTTGCCCGACGGCCGAGGCCTGCCCCACGTCGAGAACCTGCGGGCCTTGTGCCAGCACCACGGGATTTCGATTCGCCATAACGTGATGACCCACGCTATCGAGGTGAACATCCCGGGGGCGAGGTTCTTCGAGGAAGAACGGGAGAACCTGCAAGTCGGTGCGATGCGCGACATTGCCGTAGCGTCGAACCTGTCAACTGACCGAATCGACAGTCTGATTCTTGCCCTCGGTTGCGAGGCGCCCTATCACCCGTTCATCGAGTGGCTGAAATCGGGGACGTGGGACGGCGTGAGGCGTTTCGAGGCCTTGGGGTCAGTCGTGCATGGGGTGGATGACCCGGGCCTGTTCCTGGACGTCTTGCGCCATTGGATGCGGTCGATTGTGGTCGCGGCCCTGGGGACCTACGAGGATTCGCCCCCGCGTGGCGTCCTGACCTTCACCGGCCCCCAGCACGTCGGTAAGACGGCGTTCTTCCGGAAACTGTTGCCGAAGGGGATGTTCCTCGAAGGCCTGCATCTTGACCCCAGAAACAAGGACGACATGATCCGGGCAACACGAGGCCTACTATGCGAACTAGGCGAACTCGACGCGACGTTCCGAAAGTCCGACATCGCAGTCTTGAAAAGCTTTCTGTCGAACACCGAGGACCGGGTGCGCCTGCCCTACGCGCCGCGCGAGTCCCGGTTCATTCGGCGGACGGTGTATTGCGCCACCGTCAACGGGCGGGAATTTTTGATCGACTCGACCGGCAATTCCCGGTTCTGGGTGTTCGAGGTGCAAGGTTTCGACTTGGACCGCCTGTCTGCAATGCGTCGGGACGGGACTCTGTTCAAAATTTGGCTCGAGTTGTTGGCCGAGGTGCAGGCCGGCGCCCCGTGGCTGTTACCCAAGGACGTCGAACGGGCCCTCGAGGCGCGAGGCGAGGCGCACCGTAGGGTGGGGGCCGTCGAACAGGGGCTCGAGGACATGTTCGATTGGGACGCCCCCCGGGAACAGTGGCAACGGGTGACGACGACCGCTATTGCAAAGATGCTCGACCTACGCCCGTCGGCAAACGGGAACTACGGGATCACCGAACCCTTGCGTCGGTTACTGCATCCACACACGGGGCAGAAGTCTGCCGTCCGGATGCGGCCGATTGGCGGGGGGGCGTTGTTCAAAGGCTGGGAGGTCCCACCGTGGCGGTTTTAGGCGAAAAGCGGGGGAATTTCCCAGTGTCCCCCCGGACCCCCGTCTGTTTTTTATGGGGGGGACGGAAAAACCCTTACAAATCAATACTTGTCCCCCCTGTCCCCCCTGTCCCCCGAGTTGTCTATTAGGACTGGGTATAAAGAAAAAACGCAATAACCAACTAATAATGGGGGATGAAAGCGGGGGGGGGGTAAATATAGGGAACGACGGGTCAAGGGGGGAACAGGGGGGACGAAACGCTTTTTTCGACGGAAAAAAATGGAAAAAGGCGAAAGGTTCCGCAAAGTTCGATTTTTTATCGACGATTTTTTATCGACGATTTTTTATCGACGATTTTTTATCGACGAAGTAAACGAGTCAATGACGGCGAAACGAGGCAAAACGGCATGTTGACGGCGAGAAAAGAAGCGTTCGCTTTAGGGGTGTTCGAAGGCAAAAGCCTATCCGACGCCTATCGAGACGCCTTCCCCCAGGCGGCCCGGTGGAAGACGACGACGGTACACCGACGGGCGTCGGATATGATTCGCGACGCTCAGGTCGTGGCACGCCTTGAGGAAATAAAAAAACAGGCAATCGAAAATTCGCAGATCACGGCCGATATGATCGTCCGAGAACTGGCGCGAGTCGCATTTGCGAACAAAAAGCAACTGGTATCATGGGGGCCGGACGGCATTGTCTTGCGTGACTCCGACGAACTGACCGATGGGGAAGCGGCCGCCGTCGCCGAGGTATCCGAGACGACGGGCCGATATACCCAGTCGGTGCGGATCAAGACGCACGACAAGGTGAAGGCCCTCGACCTGCTGGGCCGATACGCCGGCCTGTTCGTCGACAAGAAACAGTTGCTCGGGGCGGACGGGAGCCCGGTCGATCCGAACTTCTCCCAGCCGGTGCAAATCGTCATTGAGGGCGGCCCGGCCGACCCACAGTCCCGGGACGATCAAGGTGGCGGGTCGGGCGAATGAGAGACAAAACCGCCCGCGTTCAGATTATTCCGAAGTTGGTCCCGGTGTTTGCGGGCGAGGCCGACTATCGGGGGGCCTATGGTGGGCGAGGGTCCGGCAAGTCGCGGACGTTCGCCACGATGGCAGCGGTCCGGGGCTATGAACGACCACGCCGCATCCTGTGCGCCCGCGAATATCAGAACAGCATCAAGGATTCTGTCCACGCCGAGATAAGCCGATCCATCGCGGCCTACGACTTCTTGTCGGCGGGCTATGAAATCGGCGAATCCTTCATCCGGTCGCGATGCGGGTCCGAGTTCCTGTTCAAGGGCCTGCGACGCAACATCGCGGAAATCAAGTCGATGTCGGACATTGATATCTGCTGGGTCGAAGAAGCCGAGAACGTGTCGGCGGAGTCGTGGCGCGACTTGATCCCGACGATCCGCGAGGCCGGCGCCGAGATTTGGGCAACCTGGAACCCGCGCCGGATCGACTCCCCGACCCGCGAGTTGTTCTTGGGCAATCCCCCCGAGTCGATCAAGGTTGCGAAAGTCAATTACACCGACAACCCGTGGTTTGGGGGAAAGCTGGAACGTGATCGCCAACGTGACGCCAGGGGCGACCCGGACATGTACGCCCACGTCTGGGAGGGCGAGTGCGTCACGCGCACCGACGCCCAGGTTCTCGCGGGCAAGTGGCGCCGGGGTGAGTTGTCCCCAGGTAAGGGCTGGGCGGGGCCCTACTACGGGGCGGACTGGGGCTTCTCCGTCGACCCGACCGCCTTGGTCCGTTGCTGGATATCCCCGAATGAACGGACCCTGTACATCGACCATGAGGCGTTCGGGGACAACACACCGATCGACGCTATCCCCGACCTGTTCGCCCAGGTTCCGGAGTCGGACAAGCACGTTATCCGGGCGGACAACTCCCGTCCCGAGACGATACACCATGTCCGGCACCATACCCGCCGACCGTTCCCCCGCCTTGTCGCGGCAGCTAAATGGCCTGGGTCGGTCGACGATGGGGTCGAGTATCTGAGGTCCTTCGAGGATATTGTGATTAACCCAGGGTGCCCTCGGATCCTCGACGAGGCCCGGTTGTGGTCGTACAAGATCGACCGGTTGACCGGTGACGTCCTTCCCGTGCTGCTGCCGGGGAACGATCACGGTTGGGACGCGGTTCGCTATGCACTCGAACCGATCATCCGGCGCCGGTTTTCCGGTGTTCGGGGATTGCAGGTGCCCAGCCTATGAGTGAGTTTGGCGCCCTGATTCAAGAAATTTTGAACCTCGACGGGTGCCCGGTGACGAAACGCCGCGTCCTCGACCGGATATTCGCCCGGGCGGGTTCAACCTTGTACGTCCCGACCACAAGCAAAGACCGGGAACATCGGCGAAAAGTGGTTCGCGCTATCGTCTCGACGTATAACCGGGCCGAAGCGGTTCGAGTGATCGCCATCCGTTTCGGGGTCTCCAAACGCACCGCCAGAAGGTGGACGAACGATGTCATTGAAAGATGAAGAAGCGGCGGCCGTCATGTCATCGGCGGCTGGGCGCATAGAGACGACGTTGCGCAACGCAGTCGCCAAGATCACGGCCGACATCCGGGGGGGACTATCCCCCAGGCGAGCAATAGACCGGGCCCTATCGACGTTTCACGGGGAATATTACGACATCCTCGCCGAAGGCCTGGGGAAGATGCTCGCCGAGTCGATCAGCACTGCAGCGGTGAAGAAGTGGCGCATCGGCGAGGTGACGTTGAGCCATCACCTATACCGATCGGCCCGGGTCACCTCGTTGCAGGCGGCCGAGGTCATCCGGAAACACGTCAGGTATCAACAGTCGGTCCGGGATCTGGCGCGGACGATCTTCGCCGGTTACGGGCAGCGGGCGCCGAACGGCGAGATCATCAAGCCGGCGGTGAAGCTACCCAAGTACATGGACGCCGGCCTCGAGGACGAGGTGCAAGCCTTCCTCGCCCGGGCGCGCGCGGCCTCCCTACGGTCCCCAGCCTTGCGGGCGGGCTATCTGCGGGCCTTGGATACGATGCTCGAGGGGGCCGGCGACGCGGCAATGAGGCGGGCGCTACAGTCGGCAGTCTTCGAACGGCATCGGTATTTCGCAAACCGCATTGCTCAGACCGAGTTGCACCGGGCCCACGCCGACGAACGGGCCCGGGGATTGTTGGCTATGGAATCGCTCGATGTCGTGCAAATCGTCCTGTCGAAGACCCACCCCGAGCCGGATATCTGCGACCTGTACGCGAGACAAGACCGGTTCGGCCTGGGGCCGGGCTGTTATCCCAAGGCGCAGGCGCCGAAACCGCCTTTCCATCCGTTTTGCCGGTGCCTAATTCGCCCCCGCCTCGATTTGACCGCCCAGGGGGCCCAGGACCGCCCAGGCGCCGGCGCGGCCTATCTGCGGAACCTGAGCCCCAAGTCGGCCGCGAGGGTCGCCGGGTCGCGGGCAAAGCGCGACGCGATCCTAGACGGGCAGCAACCCGAAAGGGTGTTCAACGCCGGGCGTCCGGCGGCCTATTGGATTCGGGATTTCGCCTCAGCGGTTACCGAGGGGACAAAGGCGGCAGTAAAAAGCGCCCAGGTTGGGGCGAAGAAAGCCGCGACTGCTGCGAAGAAGTCAATTCGGGCCGTCGTGTCCGCCCTCGACAACGACAAAAAGTATTGGGCGATTCGGGACTGGGTAAACACATCGAGGACGAAACTCGCAAAGTGGCGAGCCAGTCATGGAATGACGGCATCCGAGAAGATGCACAAGGTAACCTGGGAAGGGATAGATTTCCTCGCCGCCGATGAACTGACCGGAGCGGTTGCCCAGTCGATACAAAACATGATGACTCTGAAAAAGCTACCGGTCCGGTTCAAGAAACACACCAAGCGAGTCTTGTTCTCGGGACAACGCAACAACAGGGATCCCTATTGGGAAAAGGAATACAACAAACCGGGGTTCACCTCGCTAGCTACGGGCGGAGACGGGCAAGTCGTGGTGTACAACTGGAACTCGCTCGACGTCAGTTCAACGGTTCATGAAATGGGCCATAATTTTGCCAAGGGGCGGTATGGTAGAACTGACCCCCCGTCGTCGAGCGACTTCTACGCGGCAACGATCGTCGAGCCCCCGCCGACCGAATACGCCAAGGCCGCCATTGCCGAGGACTTCGCGGAGTCCTGCAAACTGTTTTTTACCGCACCCGCGACGCTGAAGGATATCGCGCCAAGGCGTTACAAAATCATTGCGAGGATGATGAAGGATGAAAACTACAGCGGATAAAACCACGCGGCGCCATTCCGGGCCGACCCCAGCCGGCGGCGCCTATGCGGTGTCGTATTTCAGCGACGACGACGGACGTCCGGTCCCGGAAGAAGAAGCGAGGCGGGTCGAGATTGTCGAATTCGACGCGGACGACAACGAAGTCGCCCGGACTTACGGGCGGTTCAGTCAATGACGAACCGCGACGCGAACAGCTTGTAGCCCGGCTGGCGGTCTTCGTCGAGAATTGTTTCCCGCCATCGGGCGGTCCACCCGGCCCCGGGAGATATGGCAGCCATGATGGCCCTCTCGGTGTCGAGAAGGAATTGATATTGCGCCTCGATACCCCCTGCCTCGAAGGGCTGGGCCAACTCGCCGTAATAGACTATGATTTCCATTTCTGATCGACGGAAATCGCGTCCGTTACGGGGACGAATAACCGACGGCACAATCCGGATGATTGGATAGTCGGCGGCCGTGATATTCGGTTCCAGGCCAATTTTGCAGGTAGAGACGCCTGGGATCGCCGCGAGGGCGGTCTTAATCCCAGTCAGTTGTTCGTAGTCGGTCAGTCGTGTCATAGATCAACCCCTCAACAGATTGACCGACGCGAAGATCGGGACCGACCCGGCGGCGGCGGCCTCGGCAGCGCGAGCCTTGATTAACTGGGCTTGATATTCGGCCTTGTACTGTTTCAGCTTGACTGAGAACGTATCCTCGTCGTCGACTGTAGACTCGAGGCAAATCAGGATGTATACCCGTAAGACTTGCAAGCGTTCCTCCCATTCCGTCGGGAAGTCGCCGGCGGACCGGACGTCCTCGAGGGCGCGGGCCTCGCGTTCCGCCGATGCGTGGGGGGACAGATAGGGGTCGGAGTAGGTCAGTGCCATGTCACTCGGTCCTGTTTACAATGTCGTTGATTGCCTGAATCGCCGCGTCTCGGGCTCGGACCATCCAAGCATCGCCCTCATATCCGGGGTGGTCGACGTATTTCGCAAAGGCGAATTTGTCACCGGCTGGCCAGCGCAACGCTTTCCGGTATTTCCGGTGGATCCTATGAGGCCGGGTCCCCCAATGTACGAAAGGGGCATAGGGGGCCATCTGCGGGTTATGACCGACCTCGTACCCGCCCCGCCCACCGTCGATCTCGCTCAGTTCGACGGACCGGGCAAGGGCCCCGGTGACGGTGTGGTCGTCGGCCCCGTCCTGGGCGGTATCAAAAGCGGCCTGGGCCCCGGAACGAAGGCCGCGATCCCTCAACTCGGGCACGAGGCGCAATAGCCGTTCACGGATTTCCGCCTCACCCTCGACGTCAATCGCGATCATACCTCGTCCCCCGGGTCGCCCACGCCGCCGGCGGCCTCGTCTGCCCCTTCGTGTAGGGGTTCGCCCTCGGAGTCGATCAGGGTCGCGAGGTCTTCGTCGGGCAGGTTGCCCATATCCAACGAGACAATCTGTCTTCGCTTGGCGGCCAAGGTTGCCGCCGAGAATCCGGTCCCCTGCATGACCTCGAGGACGCCCAGTTCGGACGGGACGTCGGTCAGTGCGAAGTCGTCATCCCAGGTGACGGACACGTCCGCTTTCAGACCTAACCAACGACCGACAATGTCCCAGACTTCCGTTTCCAAGTCCTGCATATTGCGGGCCCAGGCCGACAGGGATGAATTGAGTTGTTGGAATCGGATCGTAAGCGCAACGCCTGATTCGGCCCGGTCGGGAGCCTCGACGACGTGTCCGATACGGCGGATTTTTTCTTCCAGTTGCTCGATCACGTCGATATACACCCGGGCCGGCCCGTCGTCGGGGGATATGAACGCCGGCGTGTTCCCCGAATGGATCAGCATGTTGTTGGTTCCGATCTGGGCCGCGATGTCGTCGACGTTGATGTTCCCGGCCTGATCGGCGGGGATTTGATAGGTCAACAAGCCGAAGGTTTGTGCTCGCAGAATTTCATCCAATTCAGAACGCAAATTGAATAGCCGTTTCGAGAGGTCGGCAATTTGGGCGAATTCCCCCTCGGCTGGGAACGTCCCTTCCGCGAAGGCGAGGACCGGACAACGTCCCAAGTTGTGTTCACCTCCGCCGATTTCTTCGACGCCTTCCTTGATCCACCATCGGGACTCATCCCATCCGCGCGTCCGGCCGCCGCCGATTCCAATTTCCACCATAAACAGCCTGCCCCGTTCGTCGAGTTCGTATTCGACGACCGCCTCGGGGGGGATCGGGGTCAGATAGGGGAAGCGACGGGCCTCGATCTGGTCTGCCCGCGTGTCGCCGATATCGGTCGGCATGTCGACCAACAGCAGCATACAACCCCGGGCCTTTGCCTCGACCCCGAACATCCCCCAGAAGGTGTCCAGGTTGTGACCCTGCCAGTCTGCGTCCTCCACGAACCCGGACAACAGTGGGTTATCCGACCCCCCGCCCCGCTGCGGGGTCCGCTTCGACAGATAGCCGATGAACCGCGAGGCCGCCGACTTGAGATCATTCGCATACCACGCGACCTGATTACGTCGCGCGAATTTCTCGTCGCCCTCGCGGGGGTATTTCACCAAGTGGGACGACCCCGATAGCTCGGGAACGTCAGACGCGTTGAGGACCACACGGGGGCGGAATCCCCCGTTGCCATTAAGGGCCTCGGCGATAAACCGAAAACGCAGCGTGTCGAGTCTCATTTTTCCCGCCGGAATGCCGTAACTCGTTGAACCATAAACCGCCAAGGGGACGCGTTTCTAAAATACCTGACCGGTCTTTGTGCAAGACTCACGACAAACTGTAGTTTTTTATCTGTTGCGCGAGGCGACTGCATGGATATTTCGACGCTGAAAGAAAAAATTGACGAGGCGGAATTCACCGAACTCGAGACGTTCATCAAAGACCTGACCGGGCAGCGCGACGCGGCCCGTAAAGAGTCCATCGAGAAGCGACAGGGGCTGAAAACCCGCGTCTCTGAACTGGAAACCCTGCAAGCCGACCTGTTCGAGCGGTTGGGCATTTCGTCCGTCGACGATCTCGACGACCTGGACCCAAAGGGTCAGGCCGAGGCCGCGAAACAGTTCGAGGCCCGCGTGAAACGCCTGGAACGAGACCTCGATGCGAAGGTGAAGGCGTTTTCCGAACTGGAAGACAGACATCGCGGCACCTTGCAGGATGTCGCAATGCGTAAGGCGATGTCGACTCACGAGTTCGTCGATGCCGACCTCGTCGCCGCGTATGTCACCCCTCGGTTGGTCTGGGAGGACGACGCGGTGATGTACAAGACCGACACCGGGGTGGTTTCCCTCGACGAGGGCCTGACGGTCCTCGCGAAGGAAAAGCCCCATTTGGTGAAAGCATCCGGGGCGGGCGGTTCCGGGTATCGCGGGGGCAACGGCGCGGGCGGCGCCCAGGTGAACCCCTGGAAGAAGGAAACCCGGAACCTGACCGAACAGGCCCGGCTTTCCCGTGAAAATCCCCAACTCGCCGCCAATCTGAAAGCTCAGGCGGCCCAGTAATTAGGAGTAGCCGAAATGGCCGCGACCAAAATTTCCGACATCGTCGTCCCCGACGTTTTCAACCCTTACGTGGTTGAGCGAACCGCCGAACTGGCGGCCTTGTATATGGGCGGTATCGTCACCGTCGACCCCGCCTTGGACGCCCTCGCCCGCCAGGGTGGCAAACTGATTAACATGCCGTTCTTCAACGACCTGTCCGGCGCGGACGAGGTTCTCTCTGACTCTGGGTCCCTGACCCCGGGCGCCATCGCCGCCGGTCAGGACGTCGCGGTCCTGTTGATGCGGGGTCGTGCCTGGGGAGTGAACGATCTGGCGAAGGCCTTGTCCGGCGCCGATCCCATGGGTGCCATTGGTGACCTCGTCGCCGAATACTGGGCCCGCCGGTATCAAGGGGCGCTAATCTCTTCCCTCAAGGGGGTATTCGCCGACAACGTCGCGAATGATTCCGGCGATATGGTCAACGATTTGGCCATTGAGGATGGGGACAACGCGGCGGCGGGCAATCTGATTTCCGGAGAAGCCGTCATCGACACGGCGGGCACCCTGGGCGACGCGGCGGACAGTCTGTCCGCTATCGCAGTTCATTCCGTGGTTTTCCGCAACCTGCAAAAACAGAACCTCATCGACTACGTTCAGCCGGCCTCGGCGGACGTCCGGATCCCCACTTACCTGGGTCATCAGGTCATCATCGACGACGGGATGCCCCGGGTTGCCGGTGGAACCAGTGGCTACAAGTACACGAGTTATCTGTTCGGCGCGGGCGCGGTGGCCCTGGGCCAAGGCGAGGCCCCGGTCCCAACCGAGACGGACCGCGATTCCCTCGCGGGCGAGGACTTGTTGATTACCCGCAATCATTTCCTGATGCACCCGCGCGGGATCGCCTTTCAGGCCGCCTCGGTCGCCGGGTCGTCCCCGACGAATACCGAACTCGAGGCGGCCGCGAACTGGGACCGGGTCTACGACAGGAAAAATATCCGCATCGCCCAACTGGTAACCAACGGGTAACTCCATGTCGGTTACCGGATTCAACCGGCGGCGCCGCGCCCTTGCGGCGGCCGCCGAAGAACAGAAGGCACCCCCCAAGGCCCACCCCGCGTCCTCGCCGGACGCGCCCAAGCGGCGCCGGGGTCGCCCACCCAAACAGATCGCGGAGTAAACGACCATGGCCCTCGACTTAACCAAACCTCTGCTGTTGTCCGGTGACCTGTATGTCGGCGAGGTGAACGCGGCGGGCGTTCGCCAACCCCTTCTGCCGGCCTTTGAGGTCGACGCCATGTCGATCACCCCCAACGTGACGACCGTCGAACAGACCAGCAAGTCTAATGCCAGTTACGGCAATGTCCGGTCCTCCATCATCCTACCGGGGGATACGGAGATCGCCATTGCCCCGATGGACCTACCCGCCGAGGTTATGGCTATGTTGATGCTGGGCAGTTCGGCCGATCTGTCCCAGTCGTCCGGGACCATGACGGACGAACCGGTCACCGGCGTCCTTGACCGGTGGGTCGATATCGGTTTTCGCAACGTGACCGTGACTGCCGTCAACGTCGCCCCGGGAGGCGCGGCCCTCACCGAGGGGACCGATTTTCGGATCGACTCGGTCGCCGGGATGTACATGGCCCTATCCAACGACGGCGCCCAAGCGGTCGAGATCGACGGCACCTACGACGCCGTGTCCGGGAAACAGGTCGTCATCGGTGGCAACACCAATACCAACCGGTGGTTGCGTCTTGTCGGCACGAATTTGCACGACGGCGAAAACGTCCTGTTCGAGGCTTACCGGGTGAAACTCCGTCCGTCCGACACCATGGAACTGATGGCGAATCAGCACGTCGTCGGGGGCCTTGTCGGCAAGATGGAAGAATCGTCCGACCCGCTGGACGCGGCCAACAAACTCGGGAAGATCGAATATCTCGGGACGTAACGGGACTGGATCGACTGCATATAGCCAACCGTAACCCACCCGCCTACGCGGCGGGATTCCCGCTATGAGGTGACACTGTGAGCGACGAGACGAAGCAGGCCGAGGGGTCGGACGAGAAGTTGATTAAGGTGACGTTCCGGCGCCCCCACCGGCACGGTGGCGTGGACTACAAGCCCGGGGACAAGACCGGGGTGACCAAGCGGGCCCGGGAAAAGCTGATCGCGTGGGACGTCATCAAAGCCGAATGACCTTGAGGGAAAAGCAATCCGAATTCGCCCTCGCGGTGGCTCAGTTGATCTTGTGGGCTCATCACGAGGGGTACGAAGTGACGTTCGGACATGCGACCCGTTGCCCCGAATGCCCCGTCGGGTCGCCTTCGTCGCTGCACAAGTCGCGCCTCGCGATTGACCTGAACTTGTTCCGAAATGGTCATTACCTGAAGACGACCGAGGATCACCGCCCATTGGGCGAGTTTTGGGAATCCCTCGGGGGGGCCTGGGGCGGACGATTCTCAAACCCGGACGGGAACCATTACTCATTTCCTCACGATGGGAGAATGTAACAGTGGACTTGAAAGCCAGAATTGCCACCCATGCGATGAGTGCATTGATTAACGCGATTCCCCCGGAATTGCTGCGCGATCAAGTGGACGCCCTGCTCGACATCATTGAACGGGGAATCGAAGAATCCGACACAAAGGTCGACGACGCCGTCGTAGGGCCGATCATCGACCTCGTTCGCGTGTCGTTCGACATCCCAGACGGCGACGATTGAGGCCGTGGCTTTGTGGCGGGGGCGGATACCGAATGGGAGCGGTTTGAACGGCGCCTCGAGCGGGTTGAACGGGAAATCGACTCCCGAAAAGACCACGCCCACAAGCTCGAAGTGACCGTCAGGACTTTGGCTCTTGAAGTCAAAGGGATGGACGACAGAATGGTCGACGTATTGAGCGGCCTGAAGAAGATCGACGAGAAATTCGAATCTCACCTCGAACAGTCGGTGGAGCGTCGGGTCTCTGAGCTACAGCGACGAGAACGCGAGGACCTTTCGAACCGTCGGTTTCGGTGGACCCTGGGGGTGTCGATTATCGGCGTTTTTGTCGTCCTTCTCCAAATTTACGTGTCGATCCACCAACACGCCTTAGTTTCGTCTGGAGGGTGACCATGGATTTTCAAAAAACGGCATGGGCTCTTCTATTTGCTGCAGTGGCGGTCCTGTTGCTACTTGTCCTCGGGGGGTGTTCCGGCCCGCGCGAATCGTTGCGCCCCTACTTGGGGCTGAATGGGATGGACTGCGACGAACTGCGGGCCTCAATGATCCGCGTCGCCGAAGGGTTGCACAAGCGGGAGGCGATCAATGTAAGCGCGGACGTCGCGGAAGCGGGTCTCACGGCGGCCGTCTATTCGGGCGGCCTTCCTGTCACATGGGCGGCCGCCCCGGTTGTCGCCTCGACGATCAATATCCCAGAGGACGTCTATCGGGAAGGGTTGCGCTACCGCGCCATTGTCGCGGCAATCAAAGGGTGTGACCTACCGGATTCCATGCTTGAGGTCACCGATTCGTGAAGGACTTACTTCTCAAGCTGGTTATTTCGGCGAAGGACCGGGCGTCCAGCGCGGTTCGAGGTCTGGTTTCGAACATTCGGTCGATTGGCACCTCGTCGAAGGCGTCAGGCGACGCGGCGGCCGAGTCAATCGATACCATAGGGGACAAAGCGAAGGGCGTCACCGGGCGCCTGGGGGCCTTGGGTGTCGCCCTGAAAGGGTTCGTCGCGGGGGCCATCGGGAAAGCGTTCGTCGATTCGAATCGTCAACTCGAGGGGATGCAGTTAGGCCTTGAGTTGATTACAGGGTCCGCCGAGGCGGCGGCGGCCGAAATGGCGTTTGTGCGCGACGAGGCGCAACGACTCGGGATCGACGTGTTGCCCGCGACGAAAGCGTTCCTCGATCTGTCGGCCGCCGCAAAGGGGACGGCCCTCGAAGGCGAAGGGACGCGGGAAATCTTCTCGGCTATCGCCCAGGCTATGGGACGCCTCGGAAAGTCCGCCTATGACACCGAGGGGGCACTACAAGCCGTCCAACAGATGATCTCGAAAGGGAAAGTCTCGGCCGAGGAATTGCGTGGGCAGTTGGGCGAACGCCTTCCCGGTGCCTTCCAAGCGGCCGCCCGGGCAATGGGTGTCACGACCGCCGAACTGGACAAGATGTTGCAGAACGGCGAATTGATCGCCGAGGACTTGCTGCCGAAGCTGGCGGCCGAACTCAACAAGACGTTCGATGCTGGCGGCCGGGTCGAGTCGTTTTCCGCGTCCTGGGCCCGCTTCAAAAATACCCTTGTCGAGGCGGCAAATTCCGCGAACGAGGCCACCGGTATCATGGACGGACTTGCCGGCTCGCTCGATTTCTTGGGGAAGGTCGTTCAGTTCGTCTCTGTCGGATTTACGACGGTCGTCGAATACATCAAGGCGACCACGGCGGCCCTCGGGGACTTCTTCGATTTTATATCGGGCGATCAAAAGTTCACCGAATTCAAAAAGAATGCGTCGGACGCGTTCGATCAGGCCGGGCGGGCGATCGCCGACGCGGCGGACCGAACATTCACCCTTGAGGCGGGAATCGAGAAAGCGGGCGATGAGGCGGTTGCAACCGGCGGCAAGATCAAGGCGGCGGCCGAGACCGCGAAGGTCGCCATCGAAAAGCAGACGGACTTGTTTGCGTCATTGGCAAAGGCAATAGGGGAATCAACCCCGGAAGAAGTTAAGAAGTTCGCGGCAACGGTGGATGCCTTGGGTGAGTCCGGCGCCCTGACCGCCGAACAGTTCAAGGTGTTGAAGGCGTCAATAGAGTCGGTGAAGGGATCGGCCAAGGATACCGGCGACGAATTTGAACGCCTGTCCGCCCTGATCGAAAGGGGGTTTTCCGTCCGCTCCGCCTGGGAACTCGACAAGGCCTACCGCGAAGGAAAAATCAGTCTTCAAGAATTCTACGACCTCACCCAAGACTTGATCGGCAAGTTCCAGGAAGAACGCCGGGCGATCGATGACGTTTCCGATGGACTGGGGGACCTGGGCGAGGCTGGCGCCGAGGCCGGCGCGAAGGTCGAGGCCGGGATGAACCGGGCCACGGCAGCGGCCGGGCAATTGTCGGATCAAGCGGCCCTCGCCAAGGCGAACATTTCCGCCATGGACCGAGAACTCGGGATTGCGTTCAGGACTGCCGGAACCCCGATCCCCGACGCGATACAGCGACGATATGAATGGCTGGTCAAACATTCCGGGATCGACGAGGCCGAGGCCTTCATCAATGCGGCGGTGCAGTTGATTGGCGCCGGGGTGACCGACACACAAAAGCTGTTGAGGCTGGCCGAACGTGAGTTGACCCGGGCCGGCGACGCTGTTAAGGCCGCCTTACCGACCCCAGTCCCCGGCGTGGTCCCGGGGGTCCAGCCTCCGATTTCCGGCGGACCCTTGCCGGCGGATCGGGCGCCCGGATCGGCAATTGGCGATAACCGAGTCTTTTCCCTGCTGAAACAGATCGCCGATCGGCCCATCAATGTGCAGATCGACGGGCATACGGCTTGGACCGCATTACAAGATCAGGAAGCGTTGCGCCGATGAATGAGCTACAAAATCATGTCCTCGTCCGTCTCGCGTCGAATGTTGGCGATTCTGACGTCCAATTGCACGTCCAGGGGGCGGCCTCGCCGTTCAAGAACCCGCCGGACCCGGCGCCCAACTCGGGCCTCGCCACTCTTACCTTGTGCGACGACCCGAGGACGCCAACCCGCCTGGAAATCGTCACCTATACCACGCGGACCCTGAACCCCGCCGACGGGTCCTATGTCCTGGGGGGCGTCGCGCGGGCCCAGGAAGGCACGACCGCCTTGTCTTGGGTGTCGGGAGAATGGGCGCTTCAAGAAGTCACCCGCGAAGTCCTGGACTCGATAGATGGGGTCGCGACGGCTACGGCCGCCGAGGTGACGGCCGCCCGCGACGGCGAGGCGTCGTTGTTGGATCAGATCAACGCGTTGCAGGCCCGCCTTGCAGAAATTGAAGACTACAACTTCGACAGACTGACCCTCGGCGCCATCGCGGGAACGATCGCTTCACCCGCCGTCGACCTGTTCCTGTACAACACCGGGGAGGACGATGATCCCAACTGGATCAACGACGCCTCGGCGTCTTGGTACAACGAGACGCTGAATACCGCAACTCGAGGCGCAGCTCGTCCGTTCCCCCGACTGGCCCTGCTAGTCTTGGAGGCCGACAAGCTAACAATTTACGACGCCACTGACCCGGCGTTACCGATGTGGATGGTCTTCATTGCGAGCGGCAGTAGTCTGTTGTACTACAACAGCGCCCCATATCCTCTATCCTGCCTTGCAGCAAAAAACGGGATTATCTATGTAGGTAATGCAGTTTACGACATTTACATTCCGGATTTTGTACATGATACAGGGTTCAGATACTCCAATATCGGAAAACGCACGTATGGCGGCAAGATCGCTGATCGCAACGCAAGCAAAGGATACGGCACGGCAGTCGCCCCCGGCGTCGTCGACCGCGCCATCAACGACATCGCCCTGACCATCTTGCCCGACACCCCCATCGATCCTGTCCGCAAGATGCGGACGCCGACCGTCGGCGTCGCCACCGATGGCGGCGTGAGTGTGATTCATGCGGATGGGGGCGTGACTAGTAGTAATCACTCGAGTCTGACGCATTTTGTGAGTTTCACAAGTGAAAATTACTTGCGTGCCAATGTGTTCAATAATATTCATGATTATGCTGATAACTATTTGTCAGATAGTTTCTTGTATTCTTTTTATTACAGTAATAACGGCGCTCCGAAATTATTCTTGATTGATAAGCCGGGTTATTACAAGCGCATCGTGGATAATGCCATAGGTTTCAATGGCGGTTTGAATCTGTTGAAGGAGAATCGAGCAGATCCCGCCAATGGCGCAATTGCGGCCATCACTGGTGAATATAACACCGGCTGGATGCACGGCGCGGTCAAAGGCGCGTGGCTTGCGGACACGACCGAGGAAGCCATCGGCGTCGATGAGTACAACGAGCTGGTGACGAATGGGGATTTTGACACCGATTCGGTATGGACTAAGGGTACTGGTTGGAGTATTTCCGGGGGAGTTGCGTCCTGTGACGGGACACAAACAGCGGAAACCCTGCTTTCGCAAACAATCGCCGGGATCATCGAGGGCACTATCGCTGAGTTCAGTTTCACCGTGTCGAACTATGT